CCTGCATAAGCCTCAAACCACCAACTCTCAGAGTTATACGGGTTCCACTGGTCGGGAGGAAACTTGATCTGCTGCCAGCCATCTTTGTAGAAGTAAATCCGATCATCAGGGTTAGTCTGAACGTAGAACACACCTGAGATATACGAATTAGGATGAGCGTGTTTGTGGTGGTACTGACCTTGCTCGCTATAGTTGCACCAGCTTTGCGTGACTCTTAGGCTTACGTTGTGCTTAGGATTGACTGTGGACTTGAAGTATTCGCTGACAGCATCTTCGATAAACGAACGTAGGTTTGTCAGTACAGGGCTACGAAGTACGAAGTTATCAGTGCTTGTGGTATTTCCTTGATTAGGACGTGTCTCAAGCTCACGGATGAAGAACAACTCCTCATCTGACAAGGGTCTACCTAACTCAGCAAAACCAACAGGTGTCGGAAAGAGATTATGCAATTGCATCTTCAATTTCCTTTTGTTTGATACCCATTTCCTCTAACTGCTCTGGTAGCCAGATCGTAGGAATTGAATCTTCAAACTCTCTGATCTTGTCTATCACCCAATAAACTTCCTCAATACTCGGACAAGGTCTCGGATCATCCCAACGTGTGAATACGTTGTTTGAGATTTCCCACTTCGCCCCAGGACGAAGCAAGTGCATAGCTGTGTCTATTCCTAGGAATTTATAAACTTTTGTAGTCATGTTATTGGTTGATTTTAATAATTACGATACCGGAGCCGCCTACGCCGCCGTTGCCAGATTCGGAACCGCCGCCGCCGCCACCACTATATGCTGCCCCAGCAGTTGCATTTGCGCTTCCGACTCCACCACCCCCGCCTCCACCAATACCGCCAGATGATGCAACTTTACTAGGCGCAGCATTAGCAGTAGCTCCACCACCGCCACCCGCAAAATAATTTCCGCTTCCAGACCCCGCAGCACCTGCCTGACCATATCCATTTGTAAATGTTGGTCCTAATACGCCAGAACCTCCGTTACCACCACGACTTGAAATCGCAGTCCCACCAAGTCCACCGCCTCCCCCACCGCCGCCATTGTTCGTATATGTAGCGTTGTCAGAAGCCCCAGCCCCACCGTTATATCCCTGTACAGCATTTGAATCAGGAGGGGACTGTGACGCTGGAGAATTACCTGTGCCACCTGAATATGCCCCATTTGGATACCCGTAAGAACCGCCGCCACTGCCTCCAGACCCACCAGTAGGCGAACCGGAATTACCGCCACGGCCCCCACCATAGGCTTTTAACGTGTTTGCTCCAGCGCCGGACGGACTTTCTGTAATTGGCGATCCTGCGATAGATGAATTTTCTCCTACTGTTGCTATGGGCCCACCGCCACCTACCGTAATTGTGTAGGTTTGTGTAGGAGTAACTGTTAAGCCTGTTCCTGTTCTATATCCACCTGCACCACCTCCGCTACCAGGACTCGGTGCGCTACCTGCCCCGCCACCTCCACCAGCAACCACAAGGTAGTCAACAGAGGTCACACCAGTAGGACATTTCCACGTAGTCGTGCCTTTAAACACAAAGACGGTTTGTGATGGCACGGTGTACTTTAGGATGACGATACCGGAGCCGCCTGCGCCGCCAGGACTACCTTCAACTTCTTTGCCACCCCCTCCACCACCAGAATTTGTAGCGCCGCTATTACCTGCGCCAGAAGCCGTAATAGCACCGTTCCCGCCGCCTCCAATACCACCAGGAGCCAATACGGTAGGGGAACTATTAGTATTTCCTCCACCGCCGCCACCACCAGCAAAATAATTTCCTGCGCCACTACCTGCGGCTCCCGCTTGTCCATATCCGTAGGCAAATGTCGGTCCTAACGAACCCGCTCCACCTGCGCCACCATTAGGCCCAGATGCCGCTGTTCCAGTTCCGCTAGCGCCACCGCCACCCCCAGCGGCTCCACCAGGACTTGTAACCCCCGCACCGCCAGATGACCCTTGACTCGGCGTTGTTGAAGGTGTGTTTCCTAAACCACCCGCACTACTTGTATCTTGTCCGGTTCCACCACCTGAACCGCCGTTTCCTCCTGCCGCGCCATACGCACCACCTGCGCCGCCGCCAAAAGCCACTAGAGCAGTAGCATAAGGATTCCCAGGAGCAGATGGATTTGCTGTAATACCAGAACCTTGAATATACGAATCGTAGCCAACTGATCCACCACCAAAAGTTCCTGAACCGCCAGCGCCGCCAGAACCCACGTTAATTGTGTAATCCCCTGCACTTAAACCGGTTAAAGTACCAATCCTAAAACCACCAGCACCTCCACCGCCTCCACCAGCACCCCCACCACCAGCCACTACCAAATACTCAACCTCTGTCACCCCAGCAGGGCAAGTCCACGTAGAGGTAGCTGTAAAGGTTTGGATGACGGTGTAGCCGGCAGCTGATGGCCAGATGCCCTGACTTTTGGCAATCATCTGCTCTACAAGTGACCAGACACCCTTTGCAGATGCGGTTGTCGGAATATTTGCTGGGCCTATAACCCCGCCGTTACCACGCGGCATAGCGCCTCCTAGCTAATATCTTCGTAAGAACAAACAATCTGCAAGGCAGATCCTGTGCCTGCGGTCGCCCCTAATGATGTGTTCTCTTCTAGGTAAACGTAAGCGTCTTTGTCAATGACCACTAACGTAGCATTGCCGGGGACCGCCACCGTAGAAGCAATCGGATAAGCCGTACCACCTAACGCAGCCGCTGAGTATTGGTTGATCGTGATGTTTACGGCTGACGATGTAGTATTAGCAACGTACAGCGAGTTGATCTTTAAAGCCTTGCCTGAACTTGCAGCATTGCTTAATACTGACGTTGCAGATGTCGTTGTTAGGCTTACAGCGGTTGTTTTGCCTGTAATGTTCGTCGGCGAAAGCAAATTGGGCGCAGCCATAAATTATCCCCAAATCATTGCGGCAGTAACGCCATTGACACCGTAGACAGCTTTGCTAGCCGGGTAAGTTACAAAAACCGCTTTTGTGCCTGCTCCAAAATTCACAAGACTTCCTGAATTACTAGAAGAGAGCACTGTTGTCCGGCTCAACGTTGTTCCTGATGCCGTGTACGTTCCGATGCCGACTTCCCAGTTGGACCCGGACTGATCGGCTATCGTGTAAAAGGTCGTGTTTCCATTACCTATTACCGAGAACGATTGGAAACCCGTCGCAGCACCGGCTAGCGTTATCGTGCCAGTGCCGGTGGTTGCGGTTGTCTCTTGAACACGATCAGCAAGAACGAACGCCATCTTATGCCGCCGCTAGACTGAACGTATAAGTTACTTGCAGTGTGTCGCCGTTGGCAACGGAACGATCACCGCCCGTAAAGTCAGCAGCAGAAAACAACGTGCCAGACGTTCCAGATGCAACGCTACACAGAAACGCTCCTGCAATCGTTGCAGTTGCATTGATGCTGAACGATGCCTTACTTGCCGAGTTCGTAACCACCGAAGGATTGGCAGTCGTTGCTGCCGCAAACGTCGCTGCGGGTCGGCTTCCTGAGTAAGCAGTGCTTTCAGTCCATCCAGCGTGCGAAGCTAACGTATCGCCAGCCGCAAACGTTGTACCGCTGCCGGGTCCCGTAATCAAGCCTACATACCACGCAGTAATACGAGCTGTAGCGCCGTCTAGGGAGGTTCCAGCCATATACTGAAGCCCGGTATTAACAACAAGGTTGGGAGCCTCGTCTGACCACTTTAAGCGACCGTCTTTGTCAAAACAACTGACAAAATACTTACCTAAAGCAATGAGATTTTCTCCAGACTGCGAGCGACAAATTAAGTCGCTAGAGACAATATCAACAGATTTTGCGATTTCCATAGCACTTCCTTAAGTTTGAATGGCAACTGCGACTACATCCCAATAAGAAACGTCTGTATTGTAGATGCACCCTACATAAATCACTTTGCCAGCTATCGTTGCCGCAGGGAGCAAAGTGCTTATTTCTCTATAAATTGGGTCCCACGTTAAAACTCTAGGAGTCCCATTGTCAAGAATTCTAAAAATCAATTTGTCGCCATTTTGAGGCGATCCTGTCGGAGCCAGAATGGAAAGACTTGATGCTAGCGCCGTGACTACATATTGATCGTAATTTGCAATCGAAGGCGTGATGGTAGTTGCCGTTGCAGCGCTACTAACCCTCGGATCAATTCGCTTGCTCGTTAAAGTCGCCGCTCCGTCACTTGTAACCATTCCGCCGCTTGCGTTTAGGTTAACTTGTAACGCCGTGAGAACGTTAGTACCTAACGCACCGGAAGATGCCCACTCTGTGCCAGAGACAAAGTAAGGAATGCCTCCTGTCGTACCAGCAACAGAAAAAACAGGACTTGTTGTTGGGTTAGCTATAGATACAATGCCGCCCGTCCAACTAACACTGCCTATGCCACCAACGGGTCCCGTTGGGCCTGTAGGTCCACCCGGAGGTCCCGCTGGTCCAGTAGGGCCAATAACGCCCTGATCTAAGACAAGCGTAATCTGGTTCGCGCTTGTAACTGTCGTGCTCAATTCGTAACCCCATCAGATCTGATTAAAAATAGCAAGAAAATAATCAAGTCTTGCGCGGGTGTAGATCCGCTTGCGGGTATTGCAATCGTGATGTTTCCAGAAAAACCAACTGGATTAGATGCGTTAATGTCAAGCTGAGAGTCTGTAGAGAGAACCGACCACGCAGATTCATCTATCACCAGAGTAAACGACCCAGCCGCGAGATTCTGATTGGTGATTGTCAGGCTTACAGGACTAGGTGCTGGCGTGTAGTCGGCTATGTCGAATGTGAGACCGTAGCGCGAGTCTCTAACATTGGAGAGCTGCCTTCGAATAATTTGGCTTGTGACGGTTGCGCCCGTCAAGTTACGAGGCGTTCCATCTGAATTATTGAGCGTCAAATTCCAGTAAGTTTTCTGGTTGTATACCAGCTCACCGGCGATAATTTGATTATCAAAACCGCTAACTTGCGTAAGCGTATTTTTATTAAAGACGGCCATTTTCCCTCACTCGGTAGATGACGTTCGTTAAGCACTCTCAACAGAACGGTGGCTATCTTGTCTTTTTTAATATTCTACCACCCCATCTTTGTAAAAGGCTAGGTTGTTTTTTAGTCTTTGATCGTCGGGAGAAAGATCAATAGCGGCTTGACCATATCGCGCCGCCTCGTCTTTAAGACCTAGATGATAGGCCGAGATCGCTGCAAGATCGTGCGGCTTAGATCCCCACACTTCAGGATCGCAGGTATAGACAAGCTCTCTGTCCACGATGCTAAGTGCCATTGTAGCCGCGTGATGGCATTCTTTCCACAGGTGTTTCTTATAACAAGACATCGCAAAATCAACCCACGGTTCTCGTGTTCCCGGAGCCTCAGCAATCGACATCCTGAACCACTTTAGAGCCGTCCAGTAATCAAGTTTCTCATCATAAGCCTGACCTAAGAGCCGCATCGCGTAACACCGCTCATTCGGCCACGTTGCTTCAGGCATATTCAAATAAGCGTTTAGAGCCTCTATAGCCTCATCCCAGAGACGGTAAAAGGTTAACTCTCTAGCGAAGTAAAAAGCGTTTCTGGGGCATCTAGGGTCCTCTTTAACAGCCATTCTCAGGAGGTCGAGATATTGCCCTCGTGACTTTGTAGGATCGGGGTGATGAGACACTAAGAGCTTGTCTGTGTAAGCGTAGACTTCTTTGATGCGGAGATCTGGCTTCGGGTATTCATGCACCGGATGATGCCAGCGGTATCCGTTTCGATGGTGGATCTTTTCGTAGTAAAACAAAATGCCGTGACCCCAATCGAACTTATACTTTAGTCTAGTCGTTTCGGGCTTCCAGACGCTTTCTATTTCCTCGCGCCATCCCGGCTCTAAAACCTCGTCGAGGTCTAAGGAGACACAAACATCATAATCACCGGGGATGAGGCATAAAGCCGTATCCCTTGCCATATCGAAACGCCACGGCTTAACCGATATATCGTAGACCGTAGCGCCGCATTCTCTGGCTAGGCTTGCAGTGTTGTCTGTAGAGCCTGTGTCGGCTATTAGGATAAGGTCAGCATCTTTTGCTGAGTCGCAGAATCGTTTTACAAACTGCTCTTCGTTTTTTGAGATTGCGTATACGCAGATTTTCATGTTTCCCACGGCAGAGGCGGATCAATGGTTGATGGTGACTGCTTTTCCTGAAGCCTTGTACTAACAATCTCCTCAGTTCCTTCCTTACTGACTTTCTGCCAGACCCATCCTAAGACCTGATCTTGCGTGAGGCTGTTGTAAGGTGTGAAATCGCCGCTAGGAGAGCTTAATAATGTAACCCCTGAGAATGACTCATCCGCCTCGCTTACAGTCCACGAAGCCGCGATAACAACGTCTGAGAGGCCATCTACGATGGGTTTCACTTCTAGTTTGGTGATCTGCCAGTTCATTCTAGCTCCGCAAGTCTAGCTTCTATCTGCGCTAATTGTTTTCTTAACTCTTGAACTTCTTTTAGTAACGGCACAATCAATTTTGAATAGTTGATGCCTCTCAAAACATTCTCGCCGGCTACCTGATCGTAATAGCAAATGCTCGCATTAACCAGCTCGGCATCTTCAGCAATTAAGCCGTAGTTGATGTCACCGTCTGGCTCATTGATAAAGTTTCCATCTTTGTCTTTTGCTTTGTAATTGAACGACACCGGCTCTAGTTGATGCAACCATTGAGCGCTTTCAATTCTTTGTATATTGAGCTTCGATTCTCTTGTCGAGCTTACATAACCGACAAGACCAGTGCTATCAACATAAACATCTCTATTCGTGCCTCCTACAGTCGCGGTATAAACACCACCGCAGATCATGTTGCCCGAACCGTTGATGTTGAAATAAGTCGTGCCGCTATTGATTGATGCCCCAGACCCAATCGCAATACCGCCATTAACCGAATCGCTGATGTTGGCACTAATAAACCATTGCACAACATCGCCAGCTGATCTATAAAGAATCTCGGAAATGTTTTTCTGTAACTTTAAATCGCCTTTGACAGTTACTAAAGAGCTTCCATCGAATGTAAAGTTTGCTGATGCTCCAAAAGATCCTGAGCTGTTATATTGAATTTGCGTTGTTGAGCCAGCGGGTGACGTAGAAGCTGGAGTGGCAAACGTTCCATCGCCTCTCAGGAATTGAGTCGTAGAGCCGTTGAAGGCAGAGAAATTATAAGAACCGTATCTGATAGTTCCGCTGCGGATATTTAGAGCATAACCTGAAGAGTCTGCAATGGATACTTCCGTTCCGCCGCTCGTGTTGTATCCCCTGACAGCAGCCGAATAAGATCCATCCTGATAGCCTAAGAAACCACTGACTACACCTGAGCCGTAATCTCTGGTTCCACTTGCACCCGACCGAATGTTTGTCGAGCCCGTTCCTACCCACGCTCCTAATGTGCCTTCAATCGAAGCATCAACTGTTTTTGCGTAGTAACCATAGGAACTGTTACTAAGTCCCGTGACGTTGGGAATCTCTGCGCTCGCTCCTACTGCCGTCGATCCAGTGATGACAGGGTTAAGCCTTAGTAGTGCGTCTGTGCTTGTGCCAGTGCCTCCAAATGTCGCTAGTAATGTATTGCTGGAGTTGTAAACCGCGACCTTATTGGAGACTCCCTTGTTGATCTCGACCCGCTGCGCCCCGCTTACACCCGTAACTAACTCACCTCTAAGATATGCAGCATTCGCGTAAAGATTTCCTGAAGGTTGATCAAGATACCAGCCGAGGGTTCCAAAGTTTGTGGTTGTCGGAGGAGTCGGCCCGTTGTAGTTATCTGACCTAATGCTTTGAAAGATAGACGCGGCAATCGGACCCGTCCACGCTGTTGAGTTAGCCGGAACACCGTCTACCGTGACTGCATTGGCGTTATATCGTCCTTGTATGTACCAAAGCACTTGCCCGATGGACACCGCAGGAGTTGATGAGGACCAGCCACTAGGCACTGCAGATCCAGAGGTCGGAGTCGTAAAAGTTGGTGCTGATGCGCTTTGTGACTGAACAAGATAAGCCGTCAGTGCAGCAATCCCTACCAAACCAGAGCTGCCGGTAGCCCCGCCTGCCCCGGTAGGGCCAGTGGCTCCGCCTGCCCCGGTGGGGCCTGTTGGTCCCGCCAAAGCCGTTGGAGACCAAACTAATACTGAACTTGTCGCTGAGAGCGAACTTTTAGCCGAATCGTTTTCTACAGAGAAAGCAAAGTAATAACTCGCCGCAGAAAGTGTAATGTTGTCAAACTTAAAGGTCGATGAGTTTGCAAACGTAGAGCCATTGGAAAGAATGGCTGAACTCCATACCTTCCAATCGGTAGCAGATGGGCTTCCAGAGGTCGTGTAAAACAAGGTGATCGTCGTTACTCTTCCGACCGCTGGCATCGTGCAGGTAGCCGAGAAAGTAGGAGGAGCTGCCGAAGGTGCTAGATCTCCAATGACCGGAGCGTTTAGCGAAGAAAAGTAATTAGGACTCGGCAGGCTTGAATTGGGAGCCGCGGTAAATGCGGTGATGCTCGCATCGTCGTAGACCACCGCGTTGTACTCAGAAAGCTCTAGGCTTGCACCGAGGTTGCCGTCATCGACAGTCGCCTCTGATACCTTCATCACTCTAAATAGTTTATTCGTCCATCCGTAGTCGGCGTTTGTAATATCAACCACATCGCCCGCGTCAACTTGAATGCCGGGGTAAGTGGAAGTGATCGTGACAATCAAATCCTCTCTGGCTTGCTCAAGCCTACGATTACCTAAGTATTGAGCCTGCACAGAGTCGTTCGTAAACTCTAGGGTGGTTGTCTGTCTGTTAGGTGGTTCGTTGGGATATAAGAGACCCGCTGGTGTCTCCATATAAACCAAATCCGGCTGATCTCTGTTTAATTTAGATGGAAACTCAATCTGAATTTGATTGATCTGCTGATTAATGTCTGTGGCCGAAACTCTGATCTCACCGATAAGATTTGTATCGTTAAATGAAAAGGTCGAGCTTTCTGCTTTGTTGATGACAATCGACCAGAGACCTGAAGCCGCGTTGTAAGCCATCCAACTGTCTGAACACTCCAGCATCTTCTCGACGTTCTCAAGAACCGGCCTTCCTGTGTCGACTACGCCGTTAATTCTGTAGCGTGCCTGTGTAGCTGATCCGCCGCCAGCGGGTGTGTATGTAATTGTCTGGTCGGAGTAAGTGTTAAGAGCCGTCGCACTTGTAGAGTCCACTAGACCCGTCATGCCAGCGCCGTACCTTGTGTCGGTCATGTAGTCGTACCAGACGTCACCCGGCTTTGCTACGGTCCCGCCTTTGGGGTAGTGCTTGCAGTAAAACGTGATTGGCTGGAGTCCGGTTGTTCCTGCGTCTGCGCTGTAATTAAGTTTGACAATCGCAAAGGCTAGACCATTCATCTGTCGCCCTGATGAAGGCCAGCGTAACGCGACAGGAATATCTGATCCGCCCATAAAGACATTAGGCGCGGTTCCGTTTACAGATGTAATGGTTCCTGCATTTGTCGACGTGTAAAGACTGATATACAGATTGCCGGAGATTTTTGTGTCGACGTTTCCATCACCGTCAGTCAGAGACACTACTTTAGTCTGATCCGTTCCATCGAAAGTGACTAAGCGATCACCGTAATAAAACTTTGTGCGGTCATAAGAAAAGGTCGCGCTTGCGTCCGATGAGATAGAACTGATCGCAAGAACGTAGTACATCGTTTTTTGATCGCTCGACAAGACTGCGTCAACAAAAACGCCACCTAGCCACGCATCACCATAAACGACAGGAATTGAGTTGTTGTTGGCTGGAGGAACCTGTTGCCTTGCGCCAGTGTCCTGTGAATTGGGAGCCTTAGATCCAAAAGCTCTCGTAACAACATACGAAACCGCAAAATTGATCGCAAAAGTAGCAGCCGTTAATGCAAATCCAGTTAATTGAACTCCAGCAGCTGCAAGGATGATTGATGCGGGCATGATTTACTCTCGAAAGAAGGTAGCTTGCAAGGGCTTGTATTTGTATCGTGTGTAGTCAATGTCCGGACTAGAAGGCATGAGGCTTGTGCACACAATGTCTACTCGCTTAGAGTCCAACATGTACTGAGCAAGTTTGTTAAACCTCAACCAAAGCCTGCCACCGAGACTTGTGTTCCTGTACTCAGGCATGACCCACCACGCTACCTCGTGAAGCTCTCTGACGTAGCGATTCCAAAAGTTTCTTGTGATGTATGCAGCAAGGAATCCGTGTAGGTTGTCATCAACCAAAACAAATCCTCTGCCATGAATCATCTGATCGAAAAGGTTTCGAACTTGCGGTTCGTTTTGATTGTGTTTTAGTGCTTCTATGCCCGCTTCGTCTGCATACGCCTTCATCATCTCAATAAGATGAGGCACATCGTATTTTGTCGCTTCTCTCATCCCGCGTCTCTTATATCGTTAGGATCTGGTAATTGGGTTTGTGCGCTTCCGGGATCTGACTGTGAGCCAGACTTAGGTGGAGCTCCAAAATCAAAGTATTGGCCAGCAATAGCCGCGACTCGGCTCATGCTCGTGTCGGATGCGTAGCGCTGCTGCCACGTCGTGAGATTGGTTTTGATCCCTGCAATCCGATTCTCAAGAATCGACCGGAAAGAAGAGCATGAAATGGAACACGTTGCAGTCCTGCTTCGTGCATTCTCGTTCCAATCCTCCGTGATGGACATGTTAGAAACGATGCCCTGATAGCGCTTAAAAAACTGCGTTGTCGGGCTTGTAATGATCTGATAATTAGAATCGAAGAATCCGCGCCAGATCTCGACGGTAGAACCCTTGATGTTTGAGCCTAAGACTAGAGAAATGTTAGTCGGGTCGATGCCTATAAGACCAATCACCATATCTATTGAAGTCGCCTTGATCTCACGATTCACCGCGCCGACAGACAAGAGACTTCCGAGGCTTGTAAACGTATTACCTCCGACAGTGATCGGAGCTGCTGCATTGCAAAACGTGTAGGTCGTAGTCGACGTTGTTAGCTTTACAAATTCACCGTGTGTGATGGTCGCGCTATTTAGCGCTGTCATTGGGGTACTCATTGGACGTTCTCTCTGAAAACGAAGTCGGCATCCCAATCAACAAAAGCGCCATTCGTCATCGGTCTTAGTGTGTAAGTCGGGCAGACCTCAGCAACGACAGAGAACGTGCAGGAAGCCCCTACAGCGGTCAATGTTCCCGCCGAGGGTGTTCCTATGATTGGTCGATGAATCGTGACGCTAACGGTCGATCCTGAGCCTCTCAAAACCTCTGTGGTGACTTTGTAGGGATAGTTGCCAATCTGTAGGAAGTCGCCAGCAGCAAAAACAACTACTCCAGATGCAACCGATGGCAGATTGCCGATTGAGATCGTTGTCGCATTAGCAGCAGGAACGCTCGCAAGAGTCAGTGCCGCGGCCTGAGCCGAACTGAGACCGCCCTTATATTCCGTGAACCACTGAAGGTTTGTGGTGTTAAACGTGATGGTCGCTGCATTCTGTCTATCCAGATTGTCAATCGTCTGGATGACATCCCGGACTTGAGGGTAATAGAGATAAGCATGAGGCTTGACTGTGAACACCCACGGAACCGAGGTCACATATTGAGCCGTCCTTACTTGCCCTGATCGTGAGTATTGCTGCCCAACCATCCTTCGGTTGTTAACCGTGATGGACTGAGAAATGTTTAGGATGGTCTGGAAGCTCATGCTCGGCCTCTAGGTGATAGTGATTTTTGAGCGTAGGAGTTTGCAGCCCATACCGCTCGATTGCTGCCCATGATCCGATCTTCAAAAGACTTAACGTCAATGGCTTGTATGTTGTAGTTGTTCACGGTGGTCGCTCCGCCCATAGCGTAATTCGGGACAACCTGACCAGACATGCTCGGCACAAACAACTCAGGACCTCTTTCGCCCACGATGTAAGGGCTTCCAGAATTAACCGGGCCTCCTCCGGCTCGCTTGCCAAAGATTCCGCCGATAACTGGGATCGTCGACATAAAGTTCTCAAACAATGAGGGAGCGCCCGTCATGTTTGGCTTAAAGATGGCATCCAAAAACTTATCAAGCGATCTTGAGGCGAGTTTTTGTAAGAGCGAACTGAGCGCAGACTTGAAAGCCTGTGAGGCTGACTTGCCTTGCATGAAGGCTTCGACAATCGTAGTCCCGAGAGACTTATAACCGTCCCGAAGATCCTCAAGCAACTCTAATTGCTCGTCCTTTTCTTTCTTCGTGAGATCCATCGCCTCTAATTCTTTGTTAGCAGTGACCTCGGCCTGCCACATTGCGTCTAGAGCGACTTGTTGAGCTTCCTTTTCTATTTCAATCTGTCGCTCATAATCCTTGATGATCTGATCCTGCCGCATCTTTCGCAGATCTTCGGCTGCCGCTATTTCTTGCGCGGCTTCCTTTGCGTTTCTTTGTAATTGCTCCTGCATCTCCGCTTCTTCTCTGCGGAGCTTAATGATTTGCTCCATCTTTTCTAAGCCAGCAGGACCGCCTTGTTTTGCAGCCTCAAACCTAAGTGCAGCTTCCTCGCCTTCTCTGAGTTTGAGAATCTGAGCGTCTAAGCCTTCCAAATAAGACTTAAGTGCTTTCGCCGCTGAGTCTGCGCTTGTGTCCTTTACGGGCTTAACTCTCGTTCCTGACTGTATGCCGCCTTTAGCAACATTGACAACCGGAGCGGGAGCTTCTTCTTCTCCAAATCCTAAAAACTTCTTAATGCCGGTCCACGCGTCACGCGCTTTGCCCATCATCGTAAGAAAGCCGATCTTCGCCTTCTCGGTTAACTGGTCTATCGCATCACCGATTTCGCCAATAGCTAAAACACCCTTCTTAGCTTCGCCGGTGAACTTGTCGGTGTTTCTTGAGAGCTGGTCGATCTTAGATATATCTATGTTGGCAAACTGTTTACCAAACAACTGAGCCTGAAGTCTCGCCCGCTCTGCGCCCGGACCCATCTGCGAAAGCACCGAGGTTAGGTCTCTAAAGATCTCAATCTCAGGACGCAGCATCCCGCCAGCATCGGCAATACTTACACCGAGTTCCTTAAACAGATCGGCTTGTTCCTTTTGCCCGTCAGCAGCCCCACCTAAAGTTGTAGAGAACCGATCCCACATCTGCGCGGCATTGTCGGCCTCTTTTCCTGATTGGACCATCGCGCTTTGCAGGGCTAGGACTTCCTCAATCGCTAGACCGGAGCCTTCAGCAAAGTCATTAACCGCATCTGCGGCTTTGAAAAAGGATGTAGCAAAAGCTGTGGCAGCGCCCGCGGCTAATAACATCGGGCTTCGTAGTGCGCCTATAGCCGTACCTAAAACGTCTACGGATACTTTTAGCTCACGGGTTTTTTGTCTCGCCCTGTCGACTTCTTGAACGAACTTTGCGCTCTCTAGACCGAGAGCAACTTGTAGGGCTGCAATGAGTTTACCCGCCACGATTTCCCCCTAGTATTTCAAGAAACTCCGCTTTGAATCCGGGTAGCGAAGTGAACGCCAAAAAATCACGCTCTTGTTTTGTCATGTAGTTTGGAGGAACAAAATACTCCTCCAGATGCGGGAAGAACTCGCGGCTTTTCATCGGGTTCTTAGACAATGCGTTGTAAACGATTGCCATTAAGTGCGAGATCAACATTAAGTTATGTCTCGCTCCGATCATGCCGTCGCGGTACATCAATTCTAACTCTCGGACGGTCGCTACATCAAGGCTATCGAACACTTCAGGACTTTGGCCATTAAAGATCGCCGTAGCCCGAACCTGACGATATAGCGACCCCTTTAGTTTTTTTGGATGGCCTCGTAATCAGGATTGACTGCTTTCTCAATCAAACTGACTAGGTGCTTAATCTGCGCCTCTGAAAAGGTCTCGGAAATCTGCTCGTAAGATAAAGCAAGCATTTCGTCGCCCTCTTCAAATCCAACTAGATTTACATAGGCGATTTCGCGCATCAAATCCTGAGCCTTAAACTTTGCCGCCTCTCGTAGGCTTCGACCCTCTACGACAATGTCATCGTCCTTAAACTCAGCATTGACGTTTTGATTGATCTTGTAGAGCTTTTGAAATGTGGCGTGTAGCTTTTCGTACTCTTCAGCAACTAAAGCATCCGGCGGGTTCTTGATCTTGTCCTCAAGTCCTAACATTTCTTTCCGAGTCGGAAGATAGACTTTTAAGATATGTCCAGCGAAATCAATATCCGCGTGAGTCTGTCGTTGGAATGACTTTCCAAATCTGTCTTGTATTTTCATTTTTTAACCTTTGCTCGTTGTTTTGCTGCCCAGAGATCCATATGAGCGCCCAGTAAAGACGCTAGACGATCAAGGGCAGATGATGCCATTGATTGAAAAGAGTTGCGGATAAAAGGTCTTGCGGGTTGCTCAACAGTGCCAAATTCTATGGCTTCGGCAGCGGGTCGATATTCACCCTTCTCATCTCGATAACCAACACCGACATCGACAAAACCAAAAGCCACGGTATCGCGGCTCAGATACTTTTTGGCTTTGTCCTTGCGGGTTGCAACCTTTGCGCCGTTCCTGACTTTTAACTGGAGCTTGCCAGTATCGACGGGAACCCTTCCCTTAATAGCGGCCTTAACGGGATCCATCGCGGACTTAAGACCGGGAAGTAAAGAGCGTCGAGCTTTGGTCGTGCCAAATTCCTCGGCTAGCTCTAAAAGGGAATCTTCAAACTCTTTGAATCCCTTAGCTTCAAGTTTGCCCATTGGTAACGATGCGCTTGAAGATCTGATCGTTTAGTTTCAGGACGTAATCAACAATTTCATCCGGTGACATGCAGTCAGCGTGATTAGCTGCAATCTGATGGCACAGTGAAATATTGATGAGCCGTTGTTGTGGATACCCAAACCAGTTCTTAGCACCAGTTTGGGCCTGCGCAATTAAATAGCTCAGTAAATCGTCACTCGCTCGCTGCATATTGCCTCATCACGTTGAGACAGACAGCTTCAGCGGCTTCGGCTTCCTGTAAGGCGGCATCCACCTCTTGAAGGGTAAAGGGATGGCCTTTAGCGTACTGGT